CTAACCGGCATACAATGGGCCGGCCCCATCCCCGAACCCCGTGAACCGAAGGAACAAGGAGGATATGATGGATAGCTGGATGTTGTGGAGCGAACAGCGCCCTACGGATGCCAAGATAGTATACCGCTGGCGTATCCCCGCACAGGAGATTCTGGGGCTGGTTATGCAGCCGGAATGGTCGGATAAAATCTTTTCCCCCCTATGCCAACCTGATATTTATTGTCCGAGTTGTGCGAAATGGGACGGGTGGAAATGGCATATACCCAATGGGCTGGAATGGCGCGTTGCGTCGCCAAATGAGCCGGAAGGGGAAAAGGGAGTCGTATGGGGCGGCCTTGACTTGCTTCCATGCCCATTCACCGGGAAACTTCCGACTGTAATCTATCATGGTCGATATATCGGGGCTCCCCCATACCATGCTGAATGGATTGGCATAGCATCGCATATTGTAAGATCTATCGGATGGCATAGTGCTAAAGATATGCGCGACGCATGGAATATGAGGTGTATCACCGAACCCCGCGAACCGAACAATTAAGCCCCGATATGGGGCTTTTCCTTTTCTGGAGGAGAACATGCGAAGACCCATCAACCCCGTAATCCCCTACCCGCACGAGGCCATCCAGCACACTCGCTGTGTTCTGGCCTTGTCCATGATCACCGTGGCGCTATCCCTTCTCAAGCCCGAAACGCTTCCTCAGCTTGGCGACCTTGGCAGACAAGTCGAGAAGGTCAACCGCTGGATCGAACGGTGTAGCGATGATGTCCAGCGCAGGCTGTCTGCTGGTGCAAAGCGAGATCTCGACAGGAGGTTCCATATCCTCGCGGAACACGTCGATTCTGCACTTGCTGAAACCGATGACGCCAAGAAATGGAGCCTGTGGGCCTCTGGAGTGTGGGCCGGGCTGACCTTCCTTGAGGACTGCCGGAACACCTGCCCCGCCTACTTCCGGGGCCTTCACTGGCACAACCTGCTCAAGACGCTGACCACGCTGTGTAATGCGCTCGAAAAGGTCGACCCGCGAATCGCTGAGATTGGGACGCGGGTGTACGAGCGGGCCGCGTAGGGAGGAAAGGAGACAATTATGGAAACGCTTCATAATATCCCGCAAGAACAACTCAATATGGCTTTTTCTGCTGCACTATCAGAGTTCGCAGAAACACAACGAATTCTCGCTAAACCTTATATCACGACTGAAGAAGCCGCAAAAGTATACCCCATAGGTAAGTCTACTCTTGAAAAACTTCGTAGAAACCGCGAGGGTCCGGCTTTTGTTCAAGTTACAGACAACAGTCCCGTTGCATATACGCATGAATCTATCAAAAAATGGCTTGAACACCATCGCCAGAAGGTTATGTAATGTTTGGCAACAGGGATAGGGCATCCCTTTTAGTGTCCGGTGAAAGTTTAGAGTACCGTTTTGTCATCTCAAGTGTGGAATGCCCCATGAGTTCCGCGATTGTGTACAGCGGTACTCCTTTCTGTGCCAACCAAGATCCAAAAGTATGACGCAAGGTATGAAAAACGACTTTGTACCTTGCGTCAGTTATACCATCGTTAAAGAGCATGTCCGCAGTCCGTTTGAATGCAGACGAAATGTACCGGATATGTCCCCCTCCTTTTTGCTCAAAAACAAATCCCTCCGTATCCTTCCCGTCGCAACGACGTAAAAAAATACGCTGCACCTCTTCATTCATGTAAGCTGCCCGCGTTCCCGCTTTCGCGTCCATGACGTTGATAATCCTCGCGGCAATGTTTACATGCCCCACCTTCAGGCTTAAAACTTCTCTAAGCCGCATTCCCGTATACAAAGAAACATAGGCAATATCGTGCCATTGCGGGCTTCTTTTTTTTAATTCATCTAGCAAAATCCGCGCTTCTTTTTCAGTCAAGAAGCGAAGCCGTGCGGAGTCAACTGCCGGAAGCTGCACCCCTTCCGTGGGGATACTGCCCGCATACACTCCCCATAATTTTGCTTTTCTATAAACCTGCCTGACAAATCCGATTACATGCTTTTCTGTCTGAGGAGAAAGACCTTTATTTTGAATAGCCTTTTTCAGTTCTTCGATGTGCATGGGACGGATTTTATCCATTCTCGCATCTCCAAAGATCGGTATGATATGGTGTTCAAGGTATCCGGTCATATTTTTTGCGGAAGCCTTACCAGCCATATGCACCATCAAGAAACGATGCGCAGCCTGTTTGAAAGTGGGGACATTCCCCGGAGCCACAAAGTCATTATTCTCTATATGCTTTAGGCGTTCACCACGAATGCGAGAAGCATAAGAAGCATTGACGCCTTCACTTTTTCTCCCTACAGTTTCCCATATCTTTCGCGAATCGTGACGATATGCGATGTCAAAGGCCACATCAGCTTTTCCATTTCTGTCAATAAGCACCCGCTCATAGACACCGGGGTATTTCGTTTTCTCGCGTTTTGCCATGCTACCTCCCATGCTACCGCTGTGCTACCATAAGGCGGATACGTCAGGATAGCAAAGGATAGCCTAGGAAATATAACTCACGAGAATTATGAGATTAGGCTATCGCAGGATACCAGAGGATATGCTAGGAAAAGTGCTTTGTTAGCCTCCTAAGCTGTAGGCCACAAGTTCGATTCTTGTCGGGCGCACCAGAAAATTCAAAGGGTTACATATTATGTGTAACCCTTTTTCTTGTGCTGTGCTACCGCTATGCTACCAAGATCAAAAATCCCCCTCTCGGTTCGCGCCGGGATGGGGATTTTTTTGTGTCTTCAATCCAGCTTCTTCGCCACGAATCGGATCTCATCCCGGTGCTCTGGCAGCCACCTGCATTTGTTCAGGCACCACCACGGCGTGATGATGAACCGACCATCGGCTTTTGCCTTTCTGTCGGGATGAGCACCCGACACGGCACAATCCAGAGAACACAGCATCAGGGCTTGAACGCGCTCACCGTGTGGGCAACGCAAGTTTTCCTCTTCTTCGGGCATGGGTAGTGGCATGGCCTTCCTCCTTTTTTCTAAAGAGTCTAGCCATGCCTATGATTTTTGCAACGGCTATGGTTCCACAGGCCACGGGCAGGCCGGATCATCCGGCCCGTTCCACGGAAAGCCCGGCTGTTGCGGCAAATCGCGGAGCGCTTGCCGATACACCTTAATCTCTTCAAGCTTGTCAGTATCAAGAGGATAGTCAGGCATGACAAGGTAATCGGTTGCGGTAATGCGCCTGTCACGCTCGGCGCGTACGCGAACCGCGAGTTCTTCGGTTGTCGGTACGGGCGGCGTATACGGCTGTTCCTCAGTCACGCATTCGGGATGCGCCTCGGCGTAGGCGAACACGGCGTCCCATTCCTCCGCGAACTCGGCGGAGTAAGGATAGACATGGTAGGGCTTTCCGTTTTTCGTGATGACGTATGAATCGTCAACGGTTCGGTGGATGACTTGCGAAAAATCAATCATTTTAACCTCTTTTTATGCAACACGAGCACAAAGCCCGGCGACCATGTAGTCTGTGGATGCGTTCGGGATTACTGTGCCCCCGGCAATATTGGGGTAGTCCTTCACAGCGCCTTTGCCGCCACTGTCGTTGAAGCAGATACACACGACATTATATGTACCACCGGGCGGCACGGTGATTTGCGGACCCGAGAGATTGACGACCCATTGCACGGCTGGAGCGGCTATCAGAGCTGATCCTGCGCTGTTTGCATAGTTTGCAGTATCAGCGTTCCCAGCAGTATCTGCCTTTCCGTGAACGGCCCTACCATCAAGATAGAGTTCACCGCTATCGGGGGAATAGCGCATCATAAGGCCGGGGCTACTTTTTGTTCCCGAAAATGTTATGAGCCTCACTCCGTCAGCATATAACCGTCCAATCTCGACATCGCTCGTTATGATTATGTTGTGTGACGACAAAATGTACCGCGTTCCGTCTTCTTCGACATAAACGCCAAGCGAAGAAATCAAACCGCTGCTGTTTCGAGCATACATCTGAGCGGCTTTAATATTATTAATATTATGTACAAAATCATGGCCTCCCATGATATTGCCATTTTTATCGAGATGGTACAGCCCGAGCTCTTGTTCTGTAGCGGGCGCAGTCCCGATGAGATCAAGAAGATTCTTGATTGAAAGATTGCCGGTCACCGTCCCACCGCTAGTCGAAAGC